GCGTCAGCGGGTTCATGAGCGCCGAGAGCGCGCTGCTGCGACTGGCGATCTGCAAAATCTGATTGCTGGCCATCGTAAAGTCTCCACGCGCGAGGGCGCCGGCCATCTGCGCGAGGTCCTGCGTCGTTCGGCGAGAGCCCAGTCCGAGCTTGTCGATTGCGCTCGCCGTGTCCTTGATCTGCTTCTGATCGACGAGCAGCTTGGCGCGATCTACTTTGATCTTTGAGACCGCCGCGTTGTATCGGTCGCGGGCGATCGCTCCCTCATTGACGGCCTGCGTGAGCAGGCGCTCGTCTCGGTCGAGCTGGGCGACTTTCGCGGCGACCGGATCGTAGGCGGCGAGCAGGCGACGGATCTGCGTCTCGTGCGCGGCCTGCGCTCGCGTCAGCTCGTTCTCGTTCTTGGCGAGTGCCTTCGTGTATTCCGCGTAGTCGCGGACTGGAATGAGCCCCTGCTGATAAAGCTCGTTCACGCGCTGCTGTAGTGCGGCGACATCTTCGAGCGACGTGGACCCCGCCGCGATGGCGGTTTCCAGATCGTTCATGCTCTTCATGAAGGCGGCGCCGCCGACCGTGGGGATCGTCACGCCCTTATTGAGCCCGGCCTGCACTTCGGCGTAGGAGCGCGAGTCCTTCGTCGCCTGCGCCAAGGCGGCGGATGTTCCTTTCAGGCTGCGCTGGCGCTCGACGTCGGCCTTGATGACGGCCTCGAGCTTTGCGATCTCCGCGCTGCGTGCGGCCGACAAGCTGGCCGTCGCGGTGGCCGCTTCGTTGGCGGCGGCGGCCTGCTGTGACAGCCCGGCGCTCGCCTGCTTGCTTGCGGTGCCGAGCTTCTGCGTGCTGCTCTCGGCCTTGTCGCTGGATGCGACGAGCTTGTCGAGGGCAGCCGACGCCGTGGCGGTTTGACTGCTGTCGACGCTGATTTGCAGCGATGTGACTTCAACGCCCATCGGTCATTATCCCGTCCAGTGTCAGGAGTGCGGTGGCTTCCCATGGCGCAAGGTCGCGGCCCGTTCGCTGCGACCACGCGCTGATCTCGGCATGCGTCACGCTGCCGGGCTTGAACTCGCGCCAGTATCCGAGGAGGTATGCAAGCTCGCCGGGCGGCTCGCCTTGCCGGAGGCCGAGCCTTTTTTCGAGCGCGGCGCGGCTGCCGCCTTTGAGGGCTCGTTCGACCCCGGCCCACTCGTAGAGTCGGGCAAGCCGGGGCCGGTAAAATTCGCGACGTTACCCGCCACGTTCTCGATTTGCCGGCTCACGCGCGGCGCGTTGCGCAGGAATTCGCGTGCCGATTCCGGGGTGAGCTTCTCGGCGAAGGACCACGCGAGAATCAGCGGGGCCCGGCTGTCGGCGAGGATGTCGTTGGCGGCCTCCTCTTTGGCCTTGTCGTCCTCGAGTGAGCCCAGCTCCGCGATGCGACGCAGGAGCTTCTGCTGCGCCACAGCATACGGGGCGCTGTCGGGGCCGCACACGTGCAGCCATTCGCCGCTGTCGCTGCCATCGGGGAGGAGGAGGGGCACGCGGATTCCGGCTTCGCTGAGCGGGCGCGTGTAGAAATCGGTGGGTTTCATGCTGGCCCTTTCGTGAGGTTTCGGATGTGATCGTTGGCGTGATTGCCGCCGCCGAATCCAGCATTGGTGTCGATGACCGTATCGGCGCGCAGCCGATTATGGCGGCGCATCGCTGCCGATAGGAAGAGTTCGATTTGGCGGGCCGTGTAGCTGCCGATCTCGGCGAGGCTGTGCCCGCTGGCGATCAGCGTCTCGTAGACGTCTGCCCAGCGTGCCCCGGCGGGTTTGCCCGGGGCGATTTCGGCCGTCTTGAAAAGCGGCGCGTTGACCTCGTCCCATGCCGCCACGAGTGCAGAGAAGCTCTCGTCGTCGAGCCCGGCCACCTGAATCGGGTCCTTCCCCGTGGCTTGGGCGAGTAGCAGGACCATGGCTTCGGGATCCTCCTGCCCCTTGGCGCGTCCCGCGAGTAGCCGCTCGCCGAGCGCGTGATAGCGCGCGGCGTCCCGCAGGCTGTACTCGTGGACCGTCCACTGTTCTGAGCCGACCCGCACGAGACGATCTGGGTGCAGGATTTCCAGATCGCTCGTGCCGGCCCGCTGTTTCGGCTTGTAGAGCCGAGCCACGTCTTACGGCGTGACGAGGCGACCGAATCCGCCGTAGGTCGAGTCGGCGGCATTGATCTCGTCGTAGAACACCTTGCCGGTGAGCTGCAAGCCGCCCCAGTCCTCGTTGATGAGCCCGAGGTTTGACACCGGGTTGAACTGCACGCGGTACAGCTCGATCACCATGCTCGTGCCGTCGGCCGTGTTGTAGCCGTCGAAGTGGACCCAGCGCTCCGGCGGCGTGACGTTCGTGAACATCGCGAGGTTCTTGGCAGCCGCGTAGCTGTAGCTGACCTTGAACGGCTGCACGAGCGCCGTGACGTCGAGGATTTTCAGCACGCCACCGGCGGCCGACTCGACGGAATACTTCGTGCCGAGGACAAGCGTGACTGGCGTGCCCGTGCTGTCCTTCACGACGATGGCCGACGCGAACTGGTGGGCGAGCTGGATATAGTCGCCGGCGACGAGCCCCGAAGGCATGACCTCGTCGACCACGCTGGAACCAGTGACCGAGGCGGCCGTTCCAAACAAGCCGAGCGCGAGGTTCTCGGTGAGCAGCTCGTCGAGCGTCATCGTGAGGTTCGCGGTCTTCGCCTTTTGCAGCGAGCCGTAGAGCAGGCGGTTGCCCGAAAATGATTCGTTCTTGTCGGACTGCTCCGTCTCGAGCGAGACCGAGGCCTCGCTGACGTTGCCGAGCCACGTCAGGGCGCCGGGCTTGCCGGTCGTGCCGTTACGGACACCCGTGAAAAACTTGCCTTGAAGGCTGAACAATTTGCTCATCGCATTGACTCCTGCTTGAGTGAAGCCGGCGACGAGCGCCGGGGGTTAGAAACACACGCTACTATCAAGGGAAGGCGCGGTCCATTGCTGTCGCAAAGGTCACGCTGACTGTCACCGTCTGCCAGCCGCCCTCATTGCGGATCGAAGACGGCTCTCGACTGCGCACGCTGAGTATCACCGTGTCGTAGGCAAACGTGCGGTACGGGCGGAAGTGATCGAGCAAGGCCTGCGCGCCATCGTGCGCCGCGCGTGTGCCCAGCCCGAGCGGGAAATTCAGGTCGATTTGCAGGATGCCCGTGTACTTGTCGGCAGTCTGCAATCGCGAGTCCGTGCGGACGGGCAGCCAGAAGAGGCGTGCCCACGGCGTCGCGTCGGGCGGCGTGAATGGGAAGCCCTCGTAAGCCGTCGGCAGATCGAGCCCGGCCTCCTGATATGCCGCCACTGCGGCTGCGTTGACCTTGGCGAGTTCCATGCTATCTCCGCCCCGGCTTGCCGCCGCCTCGGAGGATGGCCACGATGCGCGCGAAGTTCACGCGCACCATGCCGGCGGGCGCTTGCCGCGAGAAGCCGCCGATCGTCTTCGGGCCGTCCGGGTAGCCGCCATATTCGAGCTTCGCGATGTACGGCAGGTTGTTCGAGAGCCACGACACGCCACCGGCGCCGCTCATGTTCTGGCTGATCTCTGCGATCGCCTGTCCGCCGCTGGGATCGAGCCTCTCGGTCGTGCCGGCCGCCGGCGCGCCGATGCTCGTCTGCCAGTTGCCGCGTGCCCTGCCCGTGTCGACGGGCGTGCCGACGATGATCGACTTGAACAGCGAGAGCGTGATCGACCGCACTTGCTTATCGACGTCGGCGTTCACGGCCTTCTGGAACCGCCGCATGCCTTGTCCGAATGAGCCTGCCATTAGCGTGCCACGTGAAGGATGTAGGCGAGCGGCAACTCTGCCGGCTTGATCTCGTCGATTCGCACGAGCTTGAATACGTCGGTGCCCTGCCGGAGCCTGTCATTCAGGCGCGGCGCAACGCTGGCGTCGATGACGGCCATGCGCTCCGCGCCCTCGGCGAGCGACTCACGCACCATGCCGACGGTCCTCGATAGGAACACGCCGCGCGTGGCGAGTGCGGATTCCCCGGCGCCGCTGACCTCGCCCTCAATCGGGTCGGGCTCCCCGGCCTGCCGGAGCAGGTAGAGCGCCATGCCAAATTCGGCGATCAGCCCCGTGGCCGTCGCCTGCATGTCTTCGTAGAAGCCGGTCATGCGCGGACGAGCGTGAGCCCACTGTTGCGGAGCAGCAATCGGAGCAGGGCCTTCGCCGATGCAACGGCGGGCACGTTACGAGTGCGGCCGTCGTTCGTGTACGCGATGCTCACGGCGCCCGCCACTGACTTCGAGCTGGCCGGGCCGCTGTCGTTGATGTCCCTGACCGGCAGGAGGTTCACCGTCTGCGCCTCGATGGCGAGCGCGCACTGCGCCTGCA